CCACATCGGAGACCGGATGGGCGCCGAGGTTGTAGCTGCGGGCCAGCGGCTGGAGGGCGGGGAATGTGGCCATCAAATCGGCGTCGGGTGGGGGATCTCCCAGGTGCTGGCGGCAACGGCGAAGGTCGTGCCAGAGATGCTGACGTTGGCCGGGTTCTGGATGATTATGACCAGCTCATCCGCCGAGGATGCGCCACCTCTGGCCCGATACACCACGGCGGTGCGGGCGGTAATGGTGGAGCTGGCCCACGATGCGCCGCCAACGGTGAGCGTGGTCTTGTGGTTGGTGGTGTCGGTGGCGGTGGTCAAGGTGACTGTTGCCCCGCCGGCTGTGTATCCGGCGCCGCTGACCTCATTGGTCACATCATCGCGGCGATTATGCGCCCGGCTGGGGGTGTATGCGCTGGTGCATAGCATCATCTTGAAGGTGTGCGACGTGTTCACGTTTCCGGCGAACACATCAGCCAGCAGCGAATCAGGAATGAGGGATGCCATGGCTACAGGATAGGCAGGGTGGAACGGTAAGGATGGTCGGCCGGCAGATCACCCGGCACCAGTAGGCGGTGAGCAATCCAGCCCTGCAGCCTCCAGCGGTCAGCATCACTGGGTAGGGCGCTGCACACGACAATGGCGTACTGATTGCCAATGATGCCCCGGTCGCCGTAGAAGTTGGTGCGGTCGGCTGAAAACTCACTGACGGAAACAGACGCCGTGGTGGCGAACTCATAGGAAGTGGGGCGGTTGCGCTTCACCATCGCCACCGGGGCGGTTCTGGTGCCGGTCATCCATCCATCGCCGTTGCGGACAGATGCGGAGCTGTAGGAAGGGTGCAGCAGCAGATCAGGCCGGGGATCGGATGGGTAGGGGGCGAAAAAATCAGAGTAGATGGCATCACCGATTAGGAACTGGTTGCCGGTGTCGGGCTGGAAAAACTCTGCTGCCACCAGCACAAACCGAGCCGTGGTGATGCTGGCCGCTAGCTGTAAAAACTGCCCAGCCGTTGTAGCCATGCACGCGACTCCAGAAGTGCTAGTGCCAGGCGTCGGGCGCCTCGACGTGGTGGCTTGGCTGGCCTGTCGGTTGTTGCCCGATTCGTCGTCCTGGTGCTGGTAAACGCCGCCCTGCAGGTGCCGTGCGCCGGTGTTGGTGAAGTTAAGGTACAGCTCCAGTGCCGGCAGGTTGGTGGGCGCCCAGAGGGTGCCGGCCACCATGCGGCCGGGGGTGAGGGTGGAGGCTGGTGAGACCAGGGCTGCGCCGGTCCCGAATGGGGTCCGGCCATCAGTGAACGCCCCCGGCACCAGCGGGCCGGCCATGCTCACCAGCTGCACCGAGCCGATCAGCACACCACCGCGCGGCTGGCAGGTGAAGGAGCAGGAGACGTTGAAGAAGTCGGTGTGAAGATCCTCCACTTCGGGCGCGCTGGCATAGGTCCAGCTCTGCCCTGCTGGCGTATCGGCCGCCGGCAGCGTGGTGGTGGTGAACAGGAACGAATCGAACGTACTCCGCTGGCCCCGGTAGTGATCCTTCAGCAGCAGAAACTCGGCCTCGGTGAGCCCGACGAACTGAAGCGTGATCGTTCGCCCGATCTCGGCATTCCCGTGCCGCACCATGGAAGCTTCCCCGTTCATGGCAGCGGTTTCGCTGACGGGGAACTGCCCTGGCGTCAGGTCGTAGGGCGCAGGGGTGAGGGCGGGGAAAGTGGCCATTACGGTGGAATCCTCAGCACCTGCCCCGGGAAGATCAGGCCAGGGTCGGGGCCGATGCTGTCTTTATTGGCAGCGTAGATGTCGGGCCAGCGGTTGCCGTTGCCGTAGAACCTTTCGGCCAGGCCGGTCAGGGTGTCGCCCGGCCGGACGTACCACCATGGGTCAAGGTTTGGCGGATCACCTAGGCAATCATGGCGGGATATGTTGATTTCGTACAGGTGGGGCTGGTAGCCAGGTTGACGGGGCAGGAAGTATTGCGCCGTAATCCGTTGCGGCTGATCGCTGGAATCAATGTAGTCGATATATACGTCATAGGTTTCGTATAGTACGTCAACGGTAGGGACAGTATTGATTGCAACGCCGGGCCAGCCCTTGGCGCCTACCACGCTCGCGCTTGTTGACGCAAAGAATATGCCGCCAGTCCTGACGGCCCAGAACACACCAAAATCCACCCGGCTGTAGCCCAGCGGGCAGCGGTTGTCACCTTCGCCCACCGGCTTCGCTGGCGTGCCCCCGCCATCCGGTGGAGGCTGGGCAGTGGGTGAACGGTCGGGCGTCTCGCTGCGATCAAAGCCGCCACCCTGCCCGCCTGCCCCAGGGTTGGAGGGGTTCGAGGGCGCACTGAAGGGCGGGCTTGAGCTGATGCTGGAGGATGGCGGGCGGCTGGTATCGGTTGCCCGTTCGAACTCATCGCATGAGGCCGTCTGCTGGCTGGGCAGGATCACGCCCGGCACCGTGGCCTCGGCCACTGCTAGGGACAGCAGTGAACGGCCTTGGTTGTCAACAGGGAAGTGCTCCAGCCCCCAGGTTTCCTCTCCGCTCAATGAGCGGCCAATGCTCACGATCTCGTACCATTCGTTAATCGTGGCCACCTGCCGGGGCGTCTCGGCCCGCAGCTTGACCTGCACGATGTCGCCCTCTCGGGCATACCGGGATTGAATGCCAGGCCGCAGCTTGACCGTCGCCACATGGGTCCGCAGGTATCGGCAAGCGCGCTGGTAGTGGCCGGCCCGTGCTGCGTGCAATTCGGTGGTGCAGAACAGCGACATATCCAGCGACTCGACGGGAGCGCCAGTCACCTGCTGGCTCACTTCCAAGGTGCGAGGGATCGGCGGCGCTAGATCATCGTGCTGCTGCCGCCAGTTGACCTGATAGTTCGGCGCCTGACTGTCGTTGCTGTAGGTCTGCTGGAATGAACCCGGCACGATGCTGGCCTCATCCACCAGCCAATTAGCCGATAGCCGGCCGGTATTGATGGTGCCGTCTGCGTTGACCGGCAGCAGCGGCCGGAGGCCAAGCTTCCCGTGGATCTTGGTGCGCCGCAGCAGGAACAGCGGCAGGATTCGCACCAGCCAGTCGCCCAGATTCGCCGGCTCTCGGATCTCGCCGTTGAACCACAACCCATTGGCCTCAGTGAACAAGGCCGCGGCCTGGAAGCTGAAAATGTCGATCAGCCCGGTCGGAACCCGGCTGCTGCGCTCGATGGCATGAAGCACCAGATCGGCGATGTTGTCGGACGGCCCCACCGCCGCATCCAACAACCGGCCCCGCTCCACCGTGCGGCCTTCACGGATGAACACGTTGCCCCCCTTAGACCAATCATCGGAACCGCCGGGAACTGAGCTGCTGAACTCCAGGGTCGAAAGGCCGGAGTAGTCGCCGCCGCCGCCGGTGAAGCCCGGGAAGGTAGGCACCTGGTAGGCCGTCTGTGTCGTGGCGAAATTGCCGGGGTCCCAGCTGCCCGCCCTGGTGTTGTAGTTCTGGGAGAATGCCCCACGCCGGCAGCCGCCAATGCGGAAGTCGCGCACCTCGATGCCGCCCATGGGGCCGTCACCTAGGACGCAGTGGTAGGAGGCTGTAATGCTGCTCGGGCTGTTCTCAAACCGCGCCTCGGTCGCCTTCGGAAACACCAGCACGCCGCCCACATTCCCGCGCCGCCGGCACCAGATCAACGGGATCGGTTCACCGATGGCCATTGCCTGCTGGGGCTGGTCCAGCGGCCCGCTACCGGTCGCGGCGGTGGCGGCAGCCTGCGGCGCCCGCTTACCATTAGCGGCTGAAGTGATGGCGAAACTGCCGGTCGCCGTGCGAGGGTACTTCTGCTCAATGGTGGCAAACTTGAAGCTGACCGTTTCCGCTTTCTTCATAGCCGGCACGGTACCCCGATCAGCCTGGTGGTGGCCAGCAGCGGCGGGAACTGCGCGCCGACCGGCAGCAACGCCGAGCCTATGCGTAGCGCCAGGGTGGTGGCGTCGCCGGTGAGGCCCACCACCTGCCCTAGGGCCGAGTCGAGCAGGGGCATTCCGGCCGGTGGGCCGCTGAGGGCGGCGGCCTCGTCGGGCTGGTAGATCCGCAGGTTGACTGCCCAGTGCAGCGCGACCGCTTGGGTAGCCAGTGCGCCCGCGTCACCCTC